CTAGGATTCAAAAAGGTGAACCAGGGTATGGTCGTAAGAAATTTAAAGTGTTTGTAATGGCTAATGGGAAAGTTAAGAAGGTTATGTTCGGTGACCCAAATATGGAAATCAGAAAAGATAACCCAAAGGCTAGAGCTTCATTTCGTGCCAGACACAAATGTTCCACAGCTAAAGATAAGACAACAGCACGATACTGGTCTTGTAGGATGTGGTAAATGCCTTTTGAGAAAATAGGTCCTAATAAATTTAAATCACCTAGTGGTAGAATTTATACAAAAAAACAAGTACAGTTGTATTACGCAACAAATGGATTTAAGAGGAAGTAATGGTTAAGAAAAAAAATAGTTTAGTTGGCAATATTAACAAGAGAAAAAAAGCAGGAACAAGTAGGTCTAAAAAAAATTCTACAATCAGCCCTAAAGCATATAAAGCTATGCAAAGAGGTTGGAAGAAAAAATAATTTATAATGCCTAGACCAACTTGTGCTAGAAATGATTACTCTGGGGAAACTTGTAGAAAACAATCTGTTAAGAATGGTAAATACTGTAGCCCTGAATGTAGACGTAGAGTAATTTATCTTAGAAAATTACAAGCAGATAAAAAAGTAAATAAATCAGGTTCACACGAATCTAAATCAAGGGGAGCTAAGTACCCAGATTTTGTTCAGTATTATGCAGCAGATATAGAAAACAAAAAGAAAACACATCAACAAGTTGCTGACTTACTAGAAATAGATAGAAGCCAGGTTACTCGTATGTATGCTGCTTATTTAGAAGATAAAGAAAATTTTGAAGCACAACAAGATTGGGAACTTGGCGAAGAAACAATTAAAGCTTTACAAGATTTTAAAGATTTTAGAAATAGATATTTTAAAACAGAGACAGGTGACCTATACGAAACAGCAGACTTTCACGAAAACTGGATAAATAATATTGTTGATGCTATTGAAAATGGTAAACAACAAATGATACTATCTCCACCACGTCACGGTAAAACAGACTTGCTTACACACTTTGCTGTGTGGCAGATTTGTAAAAATCCTAACATAAGAATTATGTGGGTTGGTGGTAACGAAGATATTGCAAAGAATGCAGTTGGTTCTGTACTTGACCATTTAGAAAATAATGAATTACTTAATGAAGAAATAAATGGACCAGGAGTAAAGTTTCAACCAAAGATACGTTCTGGTAAGTCTTGGTCATCAGGACAGTTTACTATTGGCACTAGAACTGTAACTGGTATCAAATCTCCAACAATGGTTGCTGTAGGTAAAGGTGGTAAAATACTTTCTCGTGACTGTGACTTGATTATTGCTGATGACATTGAAGACCACGGTACAACAATACAACCTAGTGCTAGAGAACAAACTAGACAATGGTGGACAACTACTTTGTCCTCTCGTAAAGAGGAACATACTGCTGTAGTGGTAATTGGTTCAAGACAACACCCAGAGGATTTATATAATTTTTTATTGGAAAACCCAGAGTTTGAAACAATCGTAGAGGAAGCACATAGTACAGAGTGTGTATTACCTGAAACGGAAATTGAACTACATCAAGACTGTATGTTATGGGCTAGTAAAAGAACTTACAAGTGGTTAATGTCACAAAAAAATAATGCAGACACTACAGGTGGTAGAGCTATATTTGAAATGGTATATCTTAACAAAGCATTTGTAGAAGGTATTACAATGTTTAATTCTGAAGAAATAGACCAATGTAGAGATGTTAATAGAACAATAGGACACATACCTGCAGGAACACATTTAATTGCAGGACTTGACCCTGCATCAACAGGTTTCCAAGCGTGTTTTTTATGGGCTGCAAATCCAGATACAGGAATGATGTACCTTGTAGATATAGAAAACGAACAAGGTGGAGGAGTTATACAAGCAAGAAAGTCTATAAAGAAATGGTATGAGAAATATAAATTAGCTCATTGGGTTATTGAAGAAAATGGTTTCCAAAAAGCAATTAGACAAGATACAGAACTTAAAGAATATTGTGCAAGATTTGGTATTCACCTAGAAGGACATCAAACACAAAAAAACAAATTTGACCCAATTTATGGTGTTGGAAGTATGCAACAGTTGTTTGAACAAAAATTAATAAGTTTGCCTTATGGTAGTGCAGAAAGCGAAACTAAGAGTAATATATATCGTAGGCAACTAATTTATTTTTCAAGTGCTGCTAGTAAAGCTAGTAAAGCTAGAAATTATAAATCAGATGTCGTAATGGCTAGTTGGTTTCCATTAAAAGTTATTAGAAGATTAGGAAAAGAACGATTAGCTGAGGTAGGATTAGATTATAAACCTAGTTTTGGAGAATGGAATTTAAGCGATATGAACGAAAGTCCGTGGGGATAGAATGACACCTGAAGAAATACAATACGCTATAACTCAGTTACATTTTGATAATCAAAGTGCTTATACAACTAGAGGTCGTATTCGTGCAATTATGAATGGTGGACCTGATGGTATTCTTGCATTACTTGGTGACCAATTAAAAGGTTTTCAAGATTTCCAAATACCTGTACCTAACTTGATGATGTCAGGGTTAGAACACTTAGCACAAAAGATAGGTCGTATACCAAACCTCAAAGTAGATGTACCTAATGGAAAAGACTCTGAAAGAGCAAGACAGAAAGCAGAAAAAATTTCTCGTATTGTTAATGCGTATGATGAGGTACAAAAATTAGATTTACAAATGCCACAAGTAGGTAGATGGCTACCTGGTTATGGTTTTTCTGTTTGGGTTATTAGAGAAAAGAAAGATGCTAATGGCGTTCCTTATCCTATTGCAGAACTAAGAGACCCTTACAACTGTTTTCCTGGTTACTTTGGTGCAGACCAACAACCAAAAGAAATGGCAATTATTCGTAGAGTTCCTAAAGATGCACTAGCTAGAACATATCCAAACTCTAAAGATAAGATTATGTCTAAAGATAAAGCCTATCAAACAAACATTCTTGGTGTAGGTAACGCATATGCTTCTGCTTACACAGATTCATACAATGGTTCTTGGGCTAACTCCAATGGTGATGGAGATTTAATTGCAGAGTATTACAACTTAGATGGAACTTATATATTCCATATGACATCAGGAACTATTCTTGACTTCATACCTAACCCACTTGAAAGTGGTCCAGCATTTGTTATTGGCAAGAAATTTGCTTTTGACAGATTACAAGGACAGTATGACCAAATCATAGGTCTTATGGCTTCAATGGCAAAGATTAATGTGATGTCAATAATAGCTATGGAAGATGCAGTATTTACAGAAACAAACATATCTGGTGAGATAGAATCAGGACAATATCGTAAAGGTAGATTCGCTGTTAACTATTTAGCTCCAGGTACACAAGTATCTAAACCTGCATCAAATGTTCCTTATCAAATTTTCCAACAGATAGATAGAATAGAAAGACAACTTCGTGTTGGTGGTTCTTACCCTGTTTCTGATGATTCACAGTCTCCACTTAGCTTCGCAACTGGTAGAGGATTAGAAGAATTAGGTGCTTCTATGTCTCTTATGATTAGAGAGTATCACACAGTTATGTCTGATGCTATAGAGATGATTGATGCTAAGAGATTAGAGTGGGACCAAAAAATGTATGGTGGACAAACTAAACCATTATCAGGTTATATGGATAATACTTTTTATTCTGAAACTTACGAACCAACAAAAGATATAGCAAATAGTTTTAAGACACGCAGAGTGTATGGTGCTATGGCTGGATATGATGAACCACAGAAGATTGTAACAGGGCTGCAATTACTTCAAGCTGGAATTATTGATAGACAAACACTACAAGAAAACTTAGATGGTTTAGATAACTTAGTTAGAGTAAACGATAGAATTACAAAAGAAAAAGCTGATAGTGTATTGTTTGATACATTACTAGCACAAGCCCAACAGGGTGACCCTAAAGCAACTATGGCTGTTGTGCAGATAAGAAAGAACCCAGATAATATGCAAAACATACTGGATAAATTCTTTACTGCAGAAGAACCAGAAATACCAGTCGCTGAACAAGAACTGCTTGGAGGAGGTGCCTTACCACCACAAGGTCCTCCACCAGGCATAGCACAGTTACTACAAGGATTAGGTGGATAATGTCTACAAATAAAGATTTTGCAGATATAGTACACAACTCATTAGGAGATATTGATGAAAAAGGTGATGCTATTATATTTCAACAAAAAGATGAAGGTAAAGTTTATTATGACCAAATGCCTCCACTAGCTTTTCCTTTTGGCTACATGATTATAAGTTCTACATTTATGTTTTATGATGATGAGGAGAATGAAGATGGCTACGAGGAGTTCTAGTAACAAAAACATAACCAAAGGTATGACTTATGGTAAAGGTAAAGTACTTGGTGAACAAATAGAAAGATTTGGTTTACCTACAGTAGATGCTAGAAATAATGCTATACCTCCTGCAGCAACAAATACTACAGACCAAACAAGAGCTGTACCAATGGAAGAAGAAGTTTCTGTTGCTATGAACGCAGGTGGTCAACCAGTTACACCTCCAATGCCTATGGGTATGGGAAATATATTAGATTTAAAAAGGCCAACAGAAAGACCTAATGAAGCATTAACATCAGGTATTGTACCTAGTTTAACTCCACAAGAAATTGGAGATTTAGATTTTGCAGTGCTTGCAGATTTAGCAGATAATTCAGATGTTAATGCACTAAGACAAGCATTTAGTATTTAGTCATGGTACAACAACCTATTGGACCATATACATTTGGTGAAGAATATTATCAAATTCAAGAAAAAAATAGACAAAAAGAAATAATATATAATAAGAAAAAAAATCAATTTACCCCTGACCAAGTAGATAGAACAAGAGAGTTAGCAGCTATGTACCCTGGAGTTTTGCCAGGAATTGTATCATCAGCAGTTTTACAAGGTCTTAGTGATGAAGAGTTTGCAAAGTTAGTAAAATTACAATATCAAGCAGCACCTAAATCACAACCAGTATTTCCAAATCAAACAGGTAATGATGTGTATAGAAGTGCTATGTTTAATTCAACATTTGGAAAAGTATTTAATGCTGTAGGTGAACAATTTAAATTACCTGAAGGAATTAAATTTTGGAATAAATCTACTTATCAAGATGAACCTGTTTATGGAACATTTAAAGGTATATTTCGTGTATTAGCACTACTTGGTGGTGGTGCTGCTAATGCAACAATAGGCAGAACAGAAAGAGCTGTAATTTCAAGAGCAGGAGAAACAGAAGAAATAGTAGGTGGACCTCTTGAAATTATTGCTAGAAAGAAAAAAGAACAAGCAGAAGATTTATCTGCAAAAGGTTTAGCAGGTGACCCTAGTGTTACTTTGTATGATGTAGCAGTAGCAAGAGATGAAGCACAAAAAGCAAAAACTTATGCAAAATTTTTTCCTAGTATTGCAGGATTGCTTACAGTAATAAAACCAGGAATACCAAATATTACTGGAAAAACAAGTAGTGATTACTACAAAGAAGCAGGACCATCTACTGCTGGGCTTGCATTACAAAAAATTAGAGAAGGTCAAAGCCCAGGAGCTGTGTGGAAAAGTTTTGGTGAAGGTTATTTTCCACAAGGTTCTGTAGCAGCAGAAGCAGAGGAATTAAGAGAAGCTCCAAAATTTAGAGGTCAAAATATAACATCAGGTAGATATGTTGCAGACTTAGTAGGTATAGAACAAAATACTTTACTTTACAATGGTGTATCAGGTAGTATAGATTTTTTTAAAGTTTTATATACTGACCCATTTCTTGTTGCAGGAAAAATAAGTAAGGGAATTAAATTTGCTAATAGTATTCAAGGTGATATACAAAAAGCATACAGAGCAGGTGAGTTTGAAAAGATACCAGGTATTATTGATAACTTTTTAGATAGTTCTAAGTCAGAACCTTTTTTACAAGCATTTGTTGATTCAAATGATTTTAAAAGAGTTTTTGATGCTGTGCGTGACCCTGAACTTGCACTTGATTTAATAAAAGCAAATTCAGTAGATAAGGTAAAAGAAATATATAAAGGTTTTGTTATTAAAAATCAATCAGAAGGAATACCTGCATTGATAAGGTCAAAGAATAGTATTGGATATAACAAAAATTTAGTAGATGCTTTATCAAAAAAAATAAAAGGTCCTAATGCTCCATATTCTAAATTTGGTGAATGGACACCAGATTCAGGAGCTATGTACAAAGATGCAACAGATTCTGTAAAAGTATTTAATCAATGGTTGGTAGAGTTTAAAGTACCTAGAAATATTGCTAATCAGTTATCTATAGAGTTTGCTGAACAATCTGTTGCTGGCAATAGAGCAGAAATGTCAAGAATATTATTTGAAAAATTACCAGAACAAGTAAAAGTATTGCTAAAATCAGAAGGCTTTTCAAATAAAACTATTGCAAAGGTATCTGAATACTTTGATGAATTACAAGGAAAAATAAAAATATCAGGAACTAACAAATATGATGTTCGTTCTTACTGGGCAAGTTTAGGAAAAACAGAAGGTGGAGGTTTACAACCTATAGAAAAAGTATTTCAAGGTATGAGAAGTATTCCTGGCCCAGATGGGTCACCAATAAATTTACCTACACCTTTTGATATTGGACAACATTTTGATGAACTATGGTCTTTAGGTAAACCACTAGATATAAGAAGAGCATTATCAACAGTAGAAAAATACACAAACATAGATGTAGGTAATACAAAATTAGTAACTCTTGCAAGAAATTTTATAGATGATTTGCCAGAAAGTTCAAGAATAAAATTACCTGTAGAAAATTTATTAGAAAATGTAGTTCCAAAAGTAGATATGTTAGTAAGTTTTATACCTGAAACAACAAGAGGTTTTATTGATGATGTATTGTGGCCAGCACAAAAAATATGGACAGCAGCACAGTTAATTACCAGAATAGCTTGGCCTGTTCGTTTGTTTGGGGAAGGTCAATTCAGAATGGGATTAGATGGTTTAGACAACTGGATAGAATCTCCAATGTCTACATGGGTATGGGCAAATTATTACAATGATATTTTAGGAAATGATTTTAGAAGAGGAATAAGACCTAGTAAAAGAGCTTATGATGAAATAGTACAAGGCATTGTTGCAGATAGACCTTCTAGTGTATTTGGTAAAATAGCATCAAAAGAATATGCACAACAAACTTGGAACAGAGTACTTAAAGGAAGTATTCCAAAAGATAACTTTGTTTCTTCTTGGCAACTTAATTTAAGATGGCCAATAGAAAGTGACTTAGCAAAATCCTTAGCAAAAGAAATATTAGATGGAAGCGACTTGACATCTACTAAACAAAATTTTTGGAGTGGTTCGTTAAAAAAACTTAGGAATGAATTAAATGACACAAGATTAGATTTTGATGGTAACCCTATGAATCCATTTGCAAAACTAGAAGACGCTAACAAATATGTAGATGATTACAGAGATTGGATTATGGATTTGACAAAGGGTGATGAAGATTTACTTACATTAATTGCAAACAGAACACTAAATTTTGAAGGGAAAGTAATTACTTTTGATGATTTTGCTAGATGGACACCAGCCAATCAGAAATTAGTAAAGAAATTTTTGTCTAGCAAATATGATATAGCTGCACCAAATGTTTTGTCTACACCAGATTGGATAGCTAATCCTCAAATTAAAAATCAAGTATTTGAAAAATTTAACAAAGGAACAGAATTTTTATGGTACACATTAGGTGAGTTACCAGATTCTGAATTACAGAGAATACCTACATTCACACAATACTACTGGCAAAGTGTGGCATCACAATTACCATTTGGTGATATAAAAGTTGTTCAACATTTTGATGATTTAATAAAACAAAACAAAGTACCAAAATCAGTAGAAGATTTATATATTGCAGGTAAAAATGCTGCTATTAAAAAATATGGTTCTATAGAAGAAGCAATAAAACAAGTTCCTGAAAATATGCGATTGACTATTGATGAAATTAATGATGCTGCAAAATATTACTCTTTAGAAATGCACAATAGATTATTGTACAACTTAAATCAAAAAGGATATGTAGCAGAAGCACTACGATTAGTATTTCCTTTCTTAGAGCCTTGGAAAGAAATAGCATTAAACTATCCAAGATTGTTTGGTAAAAATCCAACAGGTGTTAGAAGAATACAACTTGCAACAGAGAGAGGAACTAATAATGGTTTCTTTTATACAGACCCAGTGTCAGGAGAAAAATTTTATGTAACTGCACCTACTGACTTAACAGAGTATGTGTATGGAATAGAAGATAGAGATTTAACAGGATTTGATGAAGATGTGCAACTAAGACTTTCATCACCTGTGCAGGGTGCTAACTTATTTACACAGTCACCATTACCAGGTCCAGGTCCTTTAATTCAATTAGCATATAAAGTATTAAAAAAATTTATGCCTGATTCTGAATGGACACAGAAAGTTGAAGATACAATATTTCCTTATGGATTAGGTGACCCTGGTATAGAAGGTGCTACTGTTGGTCAGTTGCCTGTATATATGCAACAAGCATACAATACAGCAACAAAAGGTCAATTAGATGAACAAGGTTGGGCTAATGATGTAGCTAATGCTACAAAAATACTTACAGTGTCTTGGCTTAAAGGATATTTACCTTATGACCCTAGAACAGATGAAGGTAGAGCTTTGTTTGAAAAAGATGCTATTGATTTAGCATCAAGAATAAATGTATATGAATCTATGGCTAAAGGTGTTGCACCATCATCACCTAGAGCAGAAGCAGCTTACAAATTAAAGTTAAATGATAGATTAGCAAATCAAGAGGATTTTTTAGATAAACAAAACCTAATAGAAGTGTTTGAATCACTTATGCCTGCTGATTATGAGTTTGGAAAATATGATGATGATTATTTTACAAATTCAGTTATCACTGCACTATTTAGACAAGTCATAAATCAAGTAGAGCCAGGAGAGGAATATTTAGCATATCAAACTATTGCATCACTTATAGGAGAAACACCAGAAGATTGGGACGCTATATATACTGCTGCATATTTAGTACAAGGAAACACAACAACATTAGGTGTATCTTTACCATCAACAGAAGAACAAGTTGAATGGTTTAGAGCAAATCCAGAAAAAGCTAAAGAGTATGAATTTACTTATGGTTTGTTTGCACCAAATGTTTATGAGTATGATTTACTTGATATAAATTCTTTTTACAATCAAGTAGATGAAGGACAGAGAATAACACTTACAATAGATGAAAAAATAGAAAGAGCACAGGAAACAGCATATAGAATAATATTTAATTATTTATATAAACCATATAGAGAAGCACTTGCAGAAGGCAATATATCACAAAAAGATGCAAGAGCAGAAGCAGCAGTTATAAAAGCAGAGTTGTTAGAGGTATTTCCACTAGGTACAGATGCAAGGGAT